CCTATGGCCTGAACTATCAGATTTGGGTTGTGTCAAGTATGACCCATTTATGTGGCTAGGTGGCGAATGCGACCCTAGGCGTAGGAGGGAAACACGCCACGCCTAGAGCCTGTCAGAGTTGGCTATGCCTTGTCTGAGTTGGGTTTTGGCAACGCTCGCCATGCTGCTTCGAGCGCTTTAGCGTCTTTTGCCAAGTCCATTTCAAGTTCAAAGTGAAGCCATGCGCCCCCTATTGAACCTGCGTTGTCGGTTGCTGTAAAGATTTTGACGCCTTTTTGCCCTTCGCCTCTAGAACAGCGATAGCCACGGCCGTAGTCCCCAAATGCGTAGTCGTGCAGTTCGCACAGTCCTAGGGCTTCTGAGTGCTCAATAAGCCAATCCCACGCTTCTTTAGCCTGTGCCCTGCCTGCTCTGGTCTTGGGATAGCCAATGTCGCCAGCGACGCCAAGTGAATGCACGGAAAGGGTTTTGCCTCCACGGATGTTGCGAACAACAAACGTGCCCAGATTGGTGAAACCCCAGCGCCGTTTGCATAGGTCAACGAACTTTTCTGTTCCTGCGAGTTTGCCTGTGCCTGGTGTGGTCACTGGGTAGTAGGGGTACTTACGGGGCATTTGGGGGGTCTTTCGGTTTGTCTTTGAGGCCGTTGCCTGCGAGTACACCGATGAGGCCACCGGCGAGGGTCATGAGCATGGGTGAGAGGACTGCCCATGCTTCGGCATCGTTTGGTGCTTGGTCGAGTGGTTGAGTGACGAACAGCAGGCCGTAGATCAGTGATGCAATGGCCATGACGAATGAGAGCGTAAGTCCAGCTGCAACGAACAGGATTATGCGTGCTTTGATTTCTTCGTTTGTCATTCTTTCTTTAGGCACAGCGTCCACCTCCTATTTGTGTTTGTGTCCCTATGGTTTCGGGGGCTTTGTTTTTGATGCGTTCGCAGTTGACTCTTGTACGGTCTGCACAGGCTGTGAGGGTGATGGCGAGCAGGCTAAGCAGGGCTAAACGTCGCATCTTTGCTTGCTTCTAAATAGATAGCGTATTCTTCGTCTGTCATTTCACGAAGTTCATCGCCAACCTGTATAAGTGGTTTTGTCATTGTTAATCCCTGTATCCATAAACATAAATTGTTCCACTTGTAAATGTAGCGCCACCAGTCAAAGTCAAAGTAAAATCGGTGTAACTAGTTGTGTTTGATAAAGCACCACTACACAATCTGCCATTATTGTTAGTTAAGTTGTAAGCGGTCATATTTGCAAATGTTGTGTGTTTTGCCAAAAATGGGTTTTGACATTCAAAGTTACATTGAATTAAATTAGTTGTGCCTTCGCCAATTAAAACATTTGTTTGGTTAATACCACCAAAAACCCCTGTACCCGAAGGTCCAAAGAAAAAGCCTGCATAATCGTAATTTGCTACTGTTGCGCCGAAAGTTAAATTAAGGCTTGTATTACCTGAACTAGTAGCACCATTCGACACAATAATTTTGTAGTTCTGAAAGTCTGTGTTAAAAGCGTTAGTCACAACCGTGGCAGCGTTACCACCTGTAACCGTTTGTGTCTTAACAAGCCAAAGCCCAACAGCGTTCATTTGCGCTGCTGTAAGAACAGCCCCTGTGGTGAAATCTGGTGGTGTAGCCATGTTTAGTATCCTAATCTGTTGTTGTCGAGCGTGCCACGAGTCAAATCGTCAAGCAGCAAATAAGCGTTCAGGTCTGCACCCGAAAGATAAAAAGTGAACCGAGCACCGGCAGGGGTGGCCGACATAGTGACACCCTCAATCACACAAACAAACGTAGTGCCACGAAAAACAACCTCAGTCTGAACACCCACTGTGCCAGCAAAAGTCTGTGTAAAACCAGCAAAATTGTCTAGCAACATTGCACCAGTCTGAGCCTCAGCCAAACACGAAACAGAACTAATTGCAAACTTAGGTGTCTGATAGTTACCCAACAGATAATTGGCAAAGTCCAACGCCTGCCCAGTAGTCGGATTATTAGTGTTCACCTGATAAGTACGAAACGGCGCAGTCTCGCCCACCTTTGTCACAGTCTGAGTAGCAAGACCGTCAGGTGCTACAGAAACCTGAGTCCAGTAGTTATCGGCAAGACTGTCAAACGTTATCTGGTCGTATTTTTGAGAAATGTTGAGAGGGTCAGGTGTGCCATCTGTGAAATAGTTTTGAGTGCCAGTCAAAGTAAATGGGTCAACAATAAAAACATCGTAAAGCGCCGAGGCAATGCCGTCCCACATACGAGCATTATTAGATAAAGCAGTTTTGGCTAGCCAATCAGCCCAAGTTCCTGAAATGGTTTGTGCAGCTCCTGTGCGTGACGCTTGGCCATTCCAAAACATAGGGACACCAGATTGAGTTGATGCAGCCGTGAACTGGTTAGTCAATGTGTCTGCAGCCATTGAATAGTTGTTTCCTGTCATACGACCCAAGTCAGCAAAAAAGCCTTCGCAGGAAATAGTTAGGAAGTCAGCAGGGCCTACACCAGCCGAATAGGGGATGCCATACTCGACGACAACATTAGAGATTTTCCCTACCCACAAAACATAGGGACTCGGATTTGTGTCGTTTTCAATCTTTATGTATGTGCCTGCTTTGAGAGCCGTGATCGGTGAAGCAAATCCTGTTGGATACCTAACAACTACCTGCCCTGTTGAGGCTCTGATTTGGTCTAGTTGAGCCTGAATGCCTACTGACAAGTTGATGTTTTGAACATTGGTTAGTGCAGTGAACGTTACATTGTCAGCCGAATAGGAAACTTTGTATTCTTGCAAGCCCAAAGCCATTAGAAAATGTTGCTTACTCGAATAGGGATAGAACCGTTTTGCCTCATGTAGGTGCGTAGTGCCTGCACCACAGCCTGTGGGTCGCCACCGTTGACGTTGATGTTGACAGTTGTGCCACCACCCATGCCAAACTCGCCCATGCGATCTAATGGAATCACAGCCTCTGGGCCACGGCCTTCACCAATCATCGCCAGCGTCGGGCCAGTGACGATGCCACCTGCAGCCAACATCGGGATGTCGGGCATAGAAAAACCTTTGCCACCGATACCGGGAACCCACGACGGCACAGTGAAAGAGAATTTGCCGATGGTGTTGTTCCAGACTGAGGCAATGCCGTTGAAGATGGTTTTGAACACTGTGAGCATCAGGTTGAACTGTGGAATGACAACGTTAGTAATCCACCATTTGATAGCGCCAAATACGCCGTCGACAATTTTTCGGAATCCTTCAAACTTTGTGTAGGCAATGGCAAGACCAGCAATTAGCAGACCAACGCCGATGACGATTAGCCCAATTGGGTTTAGTGCCATGGCAATGTTGATGGCAACAATTGACGCTGCAATTGCTGCTAGAGCGCCAGCAATAATCATGAATGTTTGTGGGTTGTCTTGTGCCCAACTAGCAAACTTTTGAAGGTATGGCAACAACTTTTCGACGGCTGGCAATAACGCTGCACCAATAGATTCTTTTGTTTCGTCAAAACCAAGTTTCAGTCGAGCAAATTTGCCTGCCGTGGTTTCGGCTGCTTCTGCAGCTGCGCCTCCAGTGGTCTGGGCAAGTGCATACATGACGTCTTCAAAGGATGCGCCATCTTCAATCATTTGCCTGTATTCAGGCGCAAGTTTCTGAAGTGCTGTGAGGTTGCCTCCATAGGCTTTTTCTAACGCCCCTACAACAGTCTCCAATGGTTTGCCGGTGGCTGTGGCAATGTCCATAGCCTGTTTAGCCAAGTTCTGAGCCTCAGTGACTGAACCAGTTGCTTTTGCAAGCCTGCCAAACGCTGGCCTCAATTTGTCATCTGAAAAACCCAGCAACTTTCCTTGCTCAGTAATCCAATCTTCAACACTGGCAATTTGGTCGTCATTTGCACCAGTGGTCTTTTTTAGGCTGTTAGCAAGCAAGTCTTGGGCTGCAGCGTCTTCAATAGCGCCTGACACTGCGTCGCCTAAAACGACGGCTAAACCAGCCAAGGCTGCAGCTGCAGGGACGGCTGCTTTCTTGATGGCGAACTGCGCCTTTTTTCCTGCGCCCTCCAAATTTCGGAATTCCGAAATGGCCTTGGAAACTCCACCTCCGTCGAAGGTGCTTATGATTGGTATAGCAAGAGCCATTAGTTCAGTTCCTTTTGGACTCGTTGAATGGCATCCATTGAGAGGCGCTGTAAGCCCTTTTCAATCTCGCCACGCTTCCTAAATACAGAAGGCCCAAGAACTCTCGTCTGGTTGGGTTTGAGTGGCCCTAGAGAGTCTCCCAGTGTGTTGGGGTTGCTACGCCCTGCAGCCTCGAAGACGGCAGCGCCGACGTAGGTCTGTGTGATGTAGATCAGGCTCACGGCTTCCCTTGCAGCATCCACTTTCAACTTGACTCCAGACTGTGCCTTAGCCACGGAGAACGGAAAGATTTTGCGTCCTGATTTGTCTGTCCAGTTTCGAGCCATACCCGACAAAGGAATTTTTGCGTAGCCCTGCTGAACTTCACGGATGGCTGGTTGGGCG